AAAAAATTAAAGACAGTACCGGTCAAGAAGTTACATTTAGAGAAGCATTTGTAGACAACCTAAAAAGATTAAAAGAACAAACTGAAACAGAAATACAAGGAAAAGCTGTAGGACAAGATGCATTGATAGCAACTAACCAAGGTCAAAAAACTATTGCAAACAGCGTATCTACTATTAATGAAGAATTAGGAAAACAAATCCAAAGCAATCAAGCATTGTTAAAAGTATTCGATACTATAAAAGATTCGGGTAAATTCACCCAAGAAGAAATTGACGGATTTGTAGGAGATCTTATGGGAGTTATTCCTAGCGAAGATTTAACAGGTATTGCAAATAAAATGGAAGCTCTATTGCCATTCCTAAAAGAACAAGGACTAGTTACTCAAGAAACAGTTGATATGTTGAAAAAACTAGACGCTCCAGGAACTAGCCAAGAAGAAAAAGAAGGCATTAGAAAACAATTAGAAGCAGCAGGAGTTTTAAAAGAAGGTTCGTTGTTAGTAACACCTAAAATACAACAAGCACTTTCTGATGCAGATGCTGCAAACTTTCAAAAGCAAGATGAAGCAGGTAATTTAGAAGAAGGATCAAGTGGCGGATATCTAGGAAGAATCTGGAACTGGATGAAAGGCATAGCGGGTTATGATGAAGGTACCGGCGGATTCCAAAATTTTGGCAAAGGCACAGCAGTTCTTGCACACGGTAATGAAGCTATTGTTCCTAAAGACAGTGTTCAAGGTCAACTATTAAATGCATTTCCAAATGGATTAAAAGACGTTCAAAATGCTATGGCAACCATGGGGAACAAGTTTGATCCTAGCACAATGGGTCAAGAAGTAGCATCTGCAATGACATCTTCCCCTGCTACAAGCAAAATGGGCGAAACTTCTGAAGATTCTCTTGACAATCTGAACCAAACCATGTTACAATTAGTTGAAATAAATAGAAGAACGCTTGATGTTGCCAGTAGACAGTTAAAAGCTACAAAAGGTTTAGATGGTAACGTAATGAGCAGTGTAGGAATATAAAATGAGTTGGAAAAAATATTTTACACCTGTACCAACAGGTGATAATACATCAGGCAGTTATTCGCCTATCAATGGCAGAAATAGTGCAACACAGCCTGGACCAGCTCGTTCAAACTATTCAAGTTATTTGCCAGATGTATATGTAGGTACCCCTAATCGCGTAGAACGATATGGGCAATACAATACTATGGATTTAGATTCAGAAGTAAATGCCGCATTGGATATTCTTGCTGAATTTTGCACACAGAAAAACAAAAAGAACGACACACATTTTGATCTTAAATTCTACAAAGATGCTACAAATTCAGAAGTACAGATACTAGGACAGTATCTCAAACAATGGTATAAAATCAATAACTTTGAAAACAGAATGTTTAGAATATTCCGTAATGTATTCAAATACGGAGATGGATTTTTCTTAAGAGATCCAGAAACAAAAAAACTATATCACGTTGATCCTGCTAAGGTAAACAGAATTATTGTTAATGAATCGGAAGGTAAGACTCCTGAGCAGTATGTTGTCAAAGACGTGCAGTTTAATTTCAGAGATTTAGTAGCAACAAAACCACACCAAACAAACGGTAATATTACAGGTGGCGGAAGCGGATATTATCAAGGTGGTGTTAGAGGAATGGTAGGTAACTATCCTAATCAAGCAGGCTCAAGATTTACTATAGAAGATGGCGAAGTAGCAGTTAATGCAGAACACATGTTCCATCTTAGCCTATCAGAAGGACTAGACAACAACTATCCTTTTGGAAACAGTTTACTAGAACAAATATTTAAAGTATATAAACAAAAAGAACTATTAGAAGACGCAATTATTATCTATCGTGTACAGCGAGCTCCAGAACGTAGAGTATTTTATGTTGATGTAGGTAACATGCCAAGTCACCTTGCAATGCAGTTTGTTGAGCGTGTAAAAACAGAAATACATCAAAGACGTATTCCTTCAAAAACAGGTGGAGGAACCAATGTTATTGATTCAGCATACAATCCACTAAGCACAAACGAAGATTACTTCTTTCCACAAACCGCAGAAGGTAGAGGTTCAAAGGTTGAAACACTGCCAGGTGGTACCAACCTAGGAGAAATTGATGACCTTAGATACTTTACTAATAAACTCGTTCGTGGTCTCCGTATACCAAGTTCATACTTACCTACTGGCGCAGACGATAGCCAAGCAAGTTATAACGACGGCAGAGTTGGCACAGCATTTATACAAGAATTAAGATTTAACACATACTGTGAAAGACTGCAAAATTTACTTGTAGAAGAATTTGATCAAGAGTTCAAACGTTTCTTATTAGAAAAAGGCGTAAACATTGACACAGCAATGTTTGATCTTAAATTTATGCCACCACAAAACTTTGCAGCATACAGACAAACCGAACTTGACAACCAACGTATAAGTTCATTTGCACAAGTACAAGCAATTCCATTTATTTCAAATCGCTTTGCTCTAAAACGTTTCTTAGGATTTAGTGCAGAAGATCTTGCAGAGAATGAACGCATGTGGAAAGAAGAAAACGACGAAACACTAACACCGCCACCAGGAGATGCTGCAGGTGAAATGAGAAGTGTTGGAATTAGTTCTGCAGGCATAAGTCAAGACATATCAGGAGCAGAAGATCAAGCAACAGTTGAAGGTGAAGGTGAAGCAGGTGGTGAAGGCGCACCACCAGAAACAGCTACAGGCGGAGAAGCCGGAGCAGCAGCTCCAGCAGGTGACGAAGGCGCCGGTACAATATAAAGTATAAATAATAATATGATACTGAGAGAATTATTTTATTACGATAAAGAAACACTTGAACCTATTGAGAATGATAGGTACGAACCTCAGTACGATACTTCAATCGTAGATCTAGATGATACCCGGAAGACGCGACTTACTTTAAGTCAAATCAACAGAGCAAGGAAAGCAAGTGAACTACATACAAATGAAAAAGCACAAGAATTAAATTTTGTGAGACAGATGTATGGAATAGCTGCTCAAGCAGGCGCTGCCGGAGTATGATAATTGGCCAAAATAGATAAGCGACAGTTTTCAAAAGAAGAATGGCATCATATTCGTTCTGAACGTTCAGCTGAAAAAAAAGCAAGACGCTTTGCCAAACAACAATCTCAGCAAGTTATTCCTCTATCTCCACAAGAAAAAGCAAACAAACACGTTGCATTTGTTTTAGGTAATGGCAACAGCAGACAAGGTATAGAAGTAACAGAAATAGCACCGCAAGGTAAAATTTACGGATGCAACGCACTATATAGATCATTTGCACCTGATTATCTAGTAGCAGTAGATGTAAAAATGATCCTAGAAATATCAAAAACAGGTTATCAGAAAAAGCACGAAGTTTGGACAAACCCTAACAGAGCTTATGATCGTATTCCTAAATTGAATACATTCAATCCTAGCAAAGGTTGGAGTAGTGGACCAACTGCTCTTTGGTTAGCAAGCCAGCACGGATATGAAAAGATTTATATTCTAGGGTTTGATTACAGAGGTTTAGATAAAGGATCTAAATTTAACAACCTTTATGCTGATACTCCTAACTACAAAAAAAGCACAGATGGTGCAACTTTCTTTGGAAATTGGCTTAGACAAACTGCTTCTGTGATCAAACAGCACACACATATACAGTATGTTAGAGTTATAGCACCTGATAACTATCAACCGGACGAACTAAATAAATTTGACAATTATAAGACAATAAGTGTTGAAGATTTCAAAAAAATCTTCCAGATTTCCTGACATTACGTCAAAATGGCTCGTTTTGAGCCTATTTCTACGCATATTTCTCCCATATAAGTAAATACTATTGACAGCCTTACCATAGGTAAAACATTTATAGGAGAAAATAATGGCAAATCCAAACAAATTTGAAGAGATGCTAGAGCATCTTGTAAACAACGACCGCGATAAAGCGGAAGAATTATTTCACGAGATTGTTGTAGAAAAGTCAAGAGACATCTATGAAAACCTTCTTGCTGACGATGTAGAAGACAAAGAAGTCGACGAAAAAGCAAAAGAAGATGATAAAGATGTAGAAGAAGCTGCAAAAGACGAAGACGAAGAAACTAATGAAGCTTCTAAAGACGACGAAGACGAAGACAAAGATGAAAAAACTAACGAAGATTTTGATCTTGATGAGTTTGAAGTAGAAGGTGAAGACGACATGGACCCAATGATGGGCGGTGACGCAGGTGATGACATGGAAATGGATATGGCCGGCGGAGACGACATGGACGCTGAAGGCGGAGATGACGATGCACCAGCTACACAAGGCGATATTAAAGATCTTGAAGCAGAATTAGAAGACCTTAAAGCTGAATTCGAAGAGCTAATGGGCGACAAAGAAGCTGGCGACGAAGAAGGTGAAGAAGGTGAAGAAGATATGGGCGACGAAGAAGGTGGCGAAGAAGATATGGGTGATGAAGAAGAGCCTGAAGAAGAGTCATACGAATTCGAAGCTGATAAAGATGACGACGAAAGTGTTGAAGAATCAACACCTAAGTCGGCAGGTGAGCAGATGCGTGAATATGTTGAAAAAGTTACTGCTAAAATGGGTGACAATGGTGCAAACACCAAGTCAACTATTGATAACATGACTAACGACATGGGAGGCACTGCTTCAAACTTGGTGCAAGGCGGAGATGAGAAAGGCATGAAAGCAAAAGCTCCTAAGGAAGATAACATGGGTAATGTTAATGTTCCTGGAGGCAAAGCTGCTGACTCAATGAAGTCTAATCCAAAAGGGCATGGCGCAGAGAAAAAAGGCCAAGCCGATGCTAGCCCCGATAAAAAGTCAATTATCGGAAGCTAATAGGAACTGAGGGATGAACAATTACTTACGAGAGCATCTGACATTCGATCAAGCACAAATGGTGGTTGAGAATGCCAACGAAGGAAAAGACCTGTTTATGAAAGGTATTTGTATACAGGGCGGAGTACGCAACGCTAACCAGCGTGTGTATCCTGTGAATGAAATTGGCAGGGCTGTCAAAACTCTCAATGATCAGATTAGCCGAGGATACACTGTGCACGGCGAAGTAGATCATCCGGAAGGACTTAATATTAACCGGGACAGGGTCAGTCACATTATTACCGAAATGTGGATGGATGGTCCAAAT